CTACTCCATGTTGGGAACAAGAAAGACGGCGAAGCTGTTGAGGATCACCCCGAGGGCTGCCACCACTTCGACGTCCAGCGCCGTGACCGCGCCGATCACCCCGGTCACGGCGCTCGCAATCGCCGCCGCCGCGGCCTTGTCGTATTTTGTAAACACAGTCTCCTCCTTCAAAGTTATGGGTAGGCGCAGTTCTGGAAAGGCGCGGGGATGTCCGGAAAGACCGGCTCACCCCCCTTGTGAAAAGGCCTGCCTGAAGCCGATCCACAGCATGCTCAGCAGTCCGGTGATCGCGGTGGTGTAGAGCGCGATTTTCAGGGCCATCCCGACCCGCTCCGAGGCTTTGCGCTGCGTGCGCAGATAGGCCATGTCGGCCTGAGCCTCGCGCGGGTCCCGGACGTCGAGGCCCATCTTCACGAAGGTCAGCTCCACAGCTTCCCTCGCCGCCGCCGCCGCAATCGCCTGTGCTTCGGACGGGCTCATAGCGCTTGTCCGACGGACCTTCGCAAAAGCAGCTCGGCCAGCCCTGCCGGATGGATGCCGTAATCGCGAAAGCAGCCGCCCACAAACCGCAGGACCGCGACGTTGGCGACGCCCGCCTTCGACAGCACCAGAACCTCATCGGCCTGCAGCTGCGTCACGGGCGGCACCGCGTTGTAGAGTTCCATGAAGCGTATGGCTTCAGGTCCCTGCAGGTGCGCCGTCACCCGCTCCGCCGCCGAGAGTCTCTGGGTAAAATATGCGGCGGGCCGGCAAGCGCTTCCGGCTTCCGCAGCTGCGGAAAATCCGAACAGGCCCGAAAACGCAGACAACAAAAAAGCCGCCAGAACGGCGGCTTGCATGGATCGTTTCATTGAGTTCCTCCTGTTATGGCCAACCACTGGATAGATCGACGGCATTCAGTTCGGCGTGGCTGGCTGCCGACTTGACGCCTGCTTTCAGTGGCCAGGACGCGGCGTAGATCGCCGCAATATGCTGCGTCACCGCGATGCCGAGCTCGACCATCTGCGCAGGTGTGAGGTCATGGGCCTGATCCTCGACATCAACGAAGGTGATCACCGCGCCGGTTTCACCCTTCGCCTGCAGCACCTGGGCCAGGGTGGTCAGCGCCTGCAGATTGTCGAAGTCGGACTGTTCGCGGGTGTCCACGCTGCCGGTCAGACCGTCCGGAAAGAGATAGTCCACACCCTCGAAGATTTTCAGATCCCGCAGTCTGTTGATCTCCCTGCGCTTGTCAGCCTTTGCGGACTCGAGCGTGACGGCTGGTGCCCGCAGAGCACCCAGCTCATGCCCCAGAGCCGCCGCTTCCGAGAGAAGCGTGTCTCCCTCTGCCCAGGGCAAGGCGCCAGCGCTCTGGTTGCGGCCGTCGCTGCGGACGTGATTTTGACCGTCGTAGCGGATCGTCACATAGTCGCCCGGCAACGCCAGCTCCGGTCGCAGCAGCAACAATTCCGATGTCGTCATTTTCAGGCCGCCGATATCGACACGACCGTCGTGAATGCTCAGCAGCATCGACGCCTCCTTTATATTTTGATCATGAGATTGAGAGCCAGAAACGGCGGCATGTTGTTATGCGGCAGATCGCCACCGGCATAGTTGGTGTTGGCGTTTCTGTCTGAACCTACCGAATAGGCCCCGAAGGCGGGCCGGCTGCCATCGCTGGAAGAACCCCCTCTTTCGCCGGTCATGCTGTGCCTGTGACTTGGCATCTCATCCAGCGTCAGCGTGTGGGATTCCTCGCCACCGGTCTCCCCCATTTCGCGCGGTGACAGCGCCTGACCTGCCCCCTGCCCGATGATTGCCCGGCCCGCCGCCTGGGACAGTGTCAGCGTCTTGCCGTCGATCCAGTCCTGCAGCGCCGTCTCGCCCCGGCCATCGGACACCGCGGCCCAGTCGTTATCCATGACCGACCAGAGGTGAAGGTAAAGCGCCTGATAGAGATCGCCGGAATGATCCGCGGTGGACAACGGGCTGCCGAGTGTCTGGCCGTTCATCGCCAGCCATCCCGCGGGGGGCAGGCTTCGGGTGGTGATCTTCACGTCGCCTGTCACCCAGGGAGACGCCGTCTCGACAAGCTCCAGCACACCATTGATGCCGCGCCGGATGCTGGTCCCGTCGACCTTGATCTGCAACTCGCCGCCATTGATCTCCAGCCCGGAATTGGGAGCCAGATCGACGGAGAGATTGTTGCCGGAAATCGCAATCCCGCTTCCCGCAACGATGGCCGCTTCGGGCAGGACCAGTGTTTTGGTTTCCAGACCGTCTCCGGCCGCATTCCATCCGATGAAGGCCCCCGGCAATGCCGGCGGCATGACCGGATCCGCCGCCGAACCGCGCGACAGCACAAAGGTCCGCGAAAGTTTCTCGTCGAGCTGCTGACAGAACAGGGTCAGCCGATCCAGTCCGCGTTCATGGGTTTCAGCTGGAAAGGGATCGTTGGAGCGATAGTCGATCGGTTGTTCGAGCGGCAGATTGCGGAGGATGACCAGCCGCTCCTGACCCGAAGGCGCAAGGTTCACGATCACCGCGCCGCTCTGGCCGCCGCCGTAAATGGAATAGTCCTGGCCCAGTGACTGCGTGACTTCGGACCCGTCACTCCAGACTTTAAGGACGACCAGATCGTCGGGTTCGAAAAATGTGAAGGGAACGAAAAACTCGACCTGCTCGCCGTCGCCGTCGTAGGTCACTTTACTCGTGTGCTGTGTAACCGTCATATCGCCTCCAGTCGGAAGAACCGTAAAGAATCTGAACCTGCAAATTTTCCGCCCGAAGGAGATGCCTCAGGTTCATCGAACCGGTCAGCTTGCATCCACATATTGAGTGGCTCCTTTGAGAAGTGAGGATCCCGCGGAGATATAGCCCTGAGTCATGGCGCTACGCGCTGCGGACCGGCCGAGCTGGGACTGCGAGCGGTAATTGCTGGCCTGAAGCGCACCGCCGTAGCGAATATTCAGTGCGTCGAGTTCCGCTTCCATGGCCTGATCTTCCAGCACCTCCAGGGGCGAGCCTTCCAGCGTGACGCCGGCGGCACCGACCAGCGCACGCGTCTGTGCCAGCTGGCGGTCCGCCGCGCGGCGCTGACGGCTTTCATCCGCCGCGGCGTTCTGTTCGGCGATGACCGCGTTGTTGTCGGCGACCCGCGCGTTGAATTTCGACGCATTGGAGCTCGCCTTGGCCTGCGCCATGGCCCCCGCTGCAGCCATTGCCGCGGCGATGAGAAAGACTTGCGGTCCCATTATTTTGTCCTCGCGTAGAGATCACAGTTGCGACCGTCCGGCGTATAGGCCTTCAGGGTTCCTTCGTGCTGAAAGCCGAGCATGATCGCCCAGCGATGCCCCGCTTCATGCGTTGTATCCACGGTCATTTCGATACGTCTCATATCAAGCTCCTCGAGAAACCGGCAAACGCGCCGGTGTACGCCCAGAAATTCCACCGGCGTCAGGCATCCCAGCAGCGACCAGGCCACACCGCGGCCGGCCCAGATTGTCTCGACACCGGCACAGCCCAGAATCCGTCCCGCTTTTACGGCACTGAACGCCACACCCGCCTGCTCCAGCTGCTCGCCGTATTCCCGCGACAGATAGCGCGCCATATCGCGTTGCGCGGCCTGGAGCTCGAGGGCTTCAAGATGCCCGGCCTGAAACCGCACGATCTTCATCGTGAATCCTGCGTGTGAACCTGCGGAAAGACAGCCAGCACGCTCAGTGGCAGGGGCTGGTCCTGAACGATTGTCATGCGCCCCTCGGTCTCGTAGCCGCCTGGCCAGTCCACCAGCTTGTCCCCGTCGAACAGCGGCGGCGGTTCATCCATCGGATCGGGCCCGTTGCGGAATTCGATGCGTTCGAGCGTTTCCGGGTTCGGGCCGCACAAGGCTCCCAGAGTCTGAAAGAAGCGAATGACGACCCGGTGAATCCTCTTGGTTTTGCCTTGCGCGGTACCGTCGGCCGCCCCCGCTTCCAGACGCATGGTCTGCAGAACCGACCTGTACCCCAGACCGGCCTGAACCTTCGAGGCAGATACCTCCAGATGAATTTCGCCGTCGATGACCTGGCGGTCCGGATGCGTTGCCCCATCCGCCAGGATCTGAAGCGTTTCGCCTTCCAGGTGCTTCAGACCCGAGACCCGCGACACCGGTGCGCCGCTGTAACTCAGACCGCTATCGACAAAGAAAGCGTTTCGCTGTTGCACCAGTACGGCTTGCCTGTATTCGGCCGCGGTCTGCAAAGGACCACGCGCCAGAGCCGTAAAAGGCGCTTCCATATATTCGATATGGCGTCTGGTCCGGCCGTTGACCCAGCGCTGAACCACGGCCCAGACCTCATCCCGGTTGCCACCGGGAGAGGGAATGACGGCAAGCGTTTCGACCTTCGCCGTTGTCTCCCCGCTCTCACTGCCTGATCCGCCGACGACATGGCGATGCCAGGCGATAACGTCCTGATCGCGCTCATAGGTCATTCCCAGCAGGACTCCGTCTTTCCGGGCCGCCCAGACTACGCTGTCGGGTTCCTGCTGATAGGCCATCGCGACGATACCGCTCTCGGTGATATGTTCCGCGAGCAGCGTCATGTCGGGAGACCGGAAACCATCGGCCTCGAAGACGTAGGCCAGTTCCCTGATCTTGCGTCCGGCGCGCTGGACGAACAGAATCGCATCCGAGGCCTGAATCGGCTGAACATTGGCGGAACCGCGCGTGGTGGAACGTCGCGCCTGGATGTTGGTCGGGGTCAGGGCTTCGCCGAGGCTCGACGGACTGACCAGCCACTCGCCACCAACGGAGCCGACAACCAGACCCTTCTCGTCATCGATCAGCCAGCGGATGACATTGACGTTGTTGGCGTTCAGGGTGAAGGCGACCGCATGTGTTTCTTCGACCGTCGCGTCCGCCGGCCTGCTCGGCGCGAAGTTGGCGTAGTCGCCTGTCACCGAACCGTCGAGACGCTGCGGGTGCATCTTCGCACCGGCGAAATACAGACGATCCTGGAAAAAGGTCACGCAGGTCGGAAAGCCCGTCGTGCCCGACCAGACTCCCAGGCGCCACTCGCTGGAGGCCGCGGCAGTGACCGCGGTCTTGATCTCCCAGATGACGACAGTGGGACTGACATAACCCGTGATCACGCCCCATCCCCAGCCGCCGCCACTCTTCTTGCGCAGGGACCGGCCCACGTCGGTTTCAACGAAGCTGTCCGCGCTTGCGGTCAGCGTCCGATCGGCTCCGACCGCACCGGAAGAGGATGTCAGCGTCGTCGCACCGCTATTCGTCGCCAGATAAGGCCCGTCCTGAAAGACGATTTTCTCGATCGCCCAGTTCGTGTCGCCGCTTCGGCTCAGGCTATGCGGCGGATAGGACGGATGGCAGAGATAGAGGATATCGGCGGACTGCGCCGTCTTGATCAGGCAGCGGCCGTCGGCGTCGAAGAGATCGGCCTGGGCATAAGGCGTCGAAATTTCATAAGGCTCATCGTCGTTATCCACAACCTGTCCGTGGTTGCGGTAAAAACGGCAATAGAGATCGCCGAACTCGAGAACATAGGCCTGCTCGACGTTGAACTCGAAAGGCAGCAACGCCGTGCGTTGCGCAGAGTCCCTGACCGGCGCAACGAAGCGGAATCCACTGCGCCGCTGCACACCGCCCTGCTGCTGGGGGATCATGTTGAGCAGCGTCCGCGCACCGTTGAAGTATTTCGACAGATCGACACGGCCTTCCAGACGCGGACTCAACTCGCCCGAGGTGAAATTGGTTTGCGCGGGAGAAGCTTTGGGCATCAGAAGCGCACCTTTAACCAGGAGGTTTCTTCAAGAGCGTCGGGCGTACCCTCAATGGCATCGGCGCGACGAGCCCGCCGGATCGCCCCGGCGTAATCCTCCTGCGCCAATCGCCGCTTGGTATTGGACTGGGTCAGGGTCTCGCAGAGTTCAACCGCCAGGCGTGCCGCAAGAGCCTCGACAAAAAGCGCGTCGAACGCGCCCGCGTCCGCCAGACGCCGGACATAGGAGATTTTCAGCGGCGCCGATAAATCGGTCAGGATACGCCGCCCTTCAACCTTCCAGGCACCCGCTGCATCGCCGGCGGGCGAGACTTCGATCACCTTGAGGCAATCGCCGGGCAGCTGGAATTGCCGGGCAAAACCATAGACCGGCGGCGCACTCAGCACCGGCAATGACGTCCGGGCGATGGCGAAGTTCCAGAGATGGTCGCGCAGTTCCGCGTCGCGCACAGAGTCGAACATACGGGCGCAGGCCCGGGCGGACTTGACGTTGTCCTGCAGCGACGCAATGGGCGCGGACCCGAGCTTGTCCAGCGCCCGGTTACAGATTTCGACATGAGATGTCATGAGACCTCGCAAGAAAAAGGGGCGGCCGAAGCCGCCCCCGCAGTGTGTAAAGCCGAGCGCTCAAGTCAGGCTGACCGGACAGCTCAGTCTGAAACGACCCGCAGACAGATCTTCACCGGCTGCCCACCCGGCAGCGTCCCGCCGCCGACGGTCAGAAACAGATCGGCATCCTTCGCCGTCTTGAGACCAAAACCCGCGAGTGCCGCAACATCCGCATGGCCGGCGGCTGCAACCGAAGTGGCCGCCAGAAAGCGGTCGTCGTCGTCCGCATCGCCGAGCTTGAACGTCCGGCTCGACCCCATGGCACCGAAAGCCAGGACACCGCCGACAAATCGCTGACCCGCCCGCAGTCTGCCAATCAGGATCCGATCGCCGATCACTTCGCTGCCAGTGGTCACATACTCGTCGTAGTACACTCTCTGACGCCCGCCGCTGTCGCCGCCATTGGCCAGTACCGGCGGAACGCTGCGGCTGCCGGCGGTGTTGATCGCATAGAAATCAGCCATGCTCAGCCCTCCTCCACGGCAATTTCGATGACCTTGCTGTCCTGCATCCGCACCGCACCGATGCTCATGCCGGCCATCACCTGATAGGATTCACGCTCGTCGATCCAGGCGACCCGCCCGTACGGCGCTTTCCAGGTGCCCAGATTGATGCCCGAACGCAGGAACATGGCGCAGGAGCGCACGGAACCGCTTTTGGGCAGCAGATGGCCGATCTCGGCGTCGTCTTCCAGCAGATGGAAGTTGCAACCGTAGAAGTATTTGACCGTGCCGTCCGGCAGCACCCGCTCGCGGTTGAAGTCGACCGAGCTGACCTGGTTGGTGTTGATGAATTCGCGCTCCTGCCGCGCGGTCCAGAAGACATGACAGGTATCTCCGGGCATCAGGGCATTTGCCGCCTTGAGCCTTTCAGAGGCCTCCTGCAGTTTTTCCAGGGTAAAGCCGGTGCCGCCGGCCGCAACCTTCTGCCCGGCGGGAAGATCCACGGACTCGGTCCCGTCCTCGCCGATATAGGCGGTGCCCAGCGCGGCATCGATGACGATCTTGTCGAGCTCCCGCGAGGCAGCCGCAGCGAAGGCCTGGGTATAGGCATTGGTCGGGTCGTTCAGCACCTTCAGCTTGTCGAACTCGTCGACGAAGTCACGGATGTAGAAGTCCTGCGCCGTGACCCAGCGCTTGGCATGAGGTGTGTTGACCAGCGGGATATCGGTCGCGCGGCCCTCCTTTTTCTTCATGCGCACGGCGCCGACCTGATCGAAGGCATGGCGCTTGCCGGCCATCGACTCCTCGCGCACCGCCTGACGGGTCTGGCTCGACATCTGCTGAGACAGCAGTTCGACACCGGTACTGTAGGACTGGTAGTTAAAAACCGGAATTTGATCGGACATTAAGTCCTCCAACAATCTTGGATAGGGGTGATTGTCGGAGAGGTTTCCCCAAGGGTGGCTGCGATCGCCAACCAGGACCTGCCCCTTACCTTTTTACGCCGGTTGAGGCGGCTGTCTGTCCAGGCTGTCGCACGGAACCTGCCGCAACAGAAAGCCGACGACACCCAGGTCGGCGGTTGCCACAGATTTTCTCCGGCATCTCGATAACTTTAGCAGGGAGACCCGGCCCCCCAAAGACAGCGCGGTCCGAGGCCCGGTGTTTTGTCTCGCGGTTCCGGATCACGGAGAAACGGAAAGTCTGGTTCTCCAGCGAAGGGTTGATTTATTTTCCTATGCGGAACAAACAGGTTATTCGTGGTACCTGTCGTAGATCGGACTTGCAGCATGGAGATACTCGTCGTGAAGTCCAGACTGATTATTCTATCTTTTGTTTTACTGCTCGCGGCTTGTCAGTCGGCACCGAAAGACGATCCAGACCCGACAACGGCAAGGCCGGAACTCTCCAGCGACCAGCGTCTTTCAAATCTGCTTTCGCTGGCGCGCCTGCCGGCCACGCCGAACGAACGCGGGCTCGTCGTCGAACTGGCCGGGGTATCCTTCGCCCCCAACAGCACCGCGCTTACACCGGCGGCCCGTTCGCTTTTGCAGAGGCTCGCGTCCGTCGTCAACGACAGCGAGTTCGAAACGCGCACCCTGACGATCGAAGGGCACAGCGATTCGGTGGGACGCGACAGCTACAACCTGAAGCTTTCCAGCGAGCGTGCGGAAGTCGTCGGGCAGGAACTGGTGTTCAATCAGGTGCGCGCCGACCGGATTACGACCAGGGGTTACGGCGAAACCCGGCCGGTCGCGTCCAACACAAAACCTGACGGCAGTCCGGACCCTGCGGGTCAGGCGCGAAACCGGCGGGTCGAAATCGTTATTCACAGGCAACCCTAA